AGATATTTATGGACGAACGCTTAGAAAAAGCATTAGATTTTAGCAATTACATGATTACTTTAAATAATCAAAAACGTTTGTTAAAAGAACAGTACCACGATAATCTTGTTTATTATTTTAATGGTGGTCAGTTTTCTGTAACAAAAGATCTTATAAGTTTTTGTCAAAGTTTATTGGCACTACATCAAACTGAAACTATATTAGTTGATGATAGTGGTATACCTATTGAAATAGAAGTATTACAAGATTTTGCCAATGAACTCGTAAATGTGTATTGGCAATCAACAAACAAATACTTAACTGAATATAATAAGTTAAAAACAAATAGAACAGTTGAAAGTATTATGGATTTATGACAAAGGGTGTATTGTTATTCGCAAGTAATAATAAATCAGTTGATTATGTAAAGCAAGCTATTTTCCTTGCTAAACGCATACGCAAGTATATGGACTTGCCCACTTCGATTGTTACAGATATAGATATCGAATCTGATGTATTTGATTATGTTATTCACTCCGATGACATGACTAAAAATAGTACTAGTAAACGATATGCCGATGGCGATTTTAGTGATAAAACATTAAAGTTTAATAATAAAAACAGAGCATCTGCATATGAGTTAACTCCTTACGATTCTACTATTGTAATGGATACTGATTATATCATTAGCAATGATTTACTAAACAACTGCTTTGTACAGCAAAAAGATCTTTTGCTATACAAGGATGCTACTCATGTTGGAATGCATAGAATAGTACCCGAGTTTGAAAAAGTAAGTGATACTAGTGTAGATTTTTATTGGGCTACTGTAATCTTTTTTAGAAAAACAGATGAAAACAAAATGTTCTTTGATTTGATCAAGCACATTGAAGAAAACTATATACACTATCGTAATATGTATCAGTTTAAAACAAGTGTATATAGAAACGATTTTGCTTTTAGTATTGCAGTACATATTATGAATGGATATCAAACAGGAAACTTTGTTGGAAGTTTGCCAGGAACAAAGTTTTATGCAACAGACAAAGACGTAGCTGTTGGGATTAAAGACGATGAAATAAAAATACTAGTACAAAAAAATAAAAGACTTGGAGAATACACTGCTGTAAATCTCAAAGGTAGTAACTGTCATGTGATGAACAAGTTTAGTTTGGAGAGAATTATTGACCAATAACTTTACAATGCTGGCACAAAACAGTGGTTTTGATTATGTTAGACAAGCATGTTTAGCAGCAATGAGTATTCATGCTACAAACAAAGATGTTAGTATTTGTCTTATCACTAATGAAAGTGTGCCTACAAAATACAAACATTTGTTTGATCATATCGTTGAAATACCGTGGGGAGATCATGCCAAGGATGAAGATTGGAAAATCAGCAATCGTTGGAAAATATATCATGCTATTCCGTATAACGAAACTGCGGTGATAGATACAGATATGTTAATACTTGAAGACATTAGTAGTTGGTTTGATTTCTTAAGAAACTATGATTTATTTTACACTAGCAATGTGTATACATACCGTGGAGAACTAGTAGATGACAACTATTATCGTAAAGCGTTCAAAAAATACAATCTTCCAAACTTGTATAGTGGCCTCCATTGGTTTAAGAAATCTGACTTAGCACATGAATTTTATACTTGGCTTGAAATGATAACAAACAACTGGGAACAGTTTTATAAATCAGCTAGTTCTGGAAAAAAGTTTGCATTGCGTCCAAGCATGGATGTTAGCGCAGCAGTTGCTTGTAAAATAATGGACATTGAACATTTGATTACAAACAATAAAGTTAAGAATCCTACATTTACACATATGAAACCAAAGATTCAAGGTTGGGACATTAACTTTGCATATCGTTGGCAAGATAGAGTTGGTGTTTATTTTGACAGTGATATGAGGCTAAAAATAGGAAATCATCAGCAATCGGGCATTTTTCATTACACTGAAAAAGATTTCTTAAATAATAGTTTAATGAAAAAATATGAAAAATGTTTAGGAATATAATATGAAACGATTTGTATGTTTTGATGACGATGGAAATATTTATAAAATCTCAAAAGAATCTGATGACAGATTTAAGTTTCTTGAGTGCGACTTTGAAGATGTTAAGAAGTTTATAGAAGGACATTGGAGTTTATTAGACTACAAGGTTGAATATGATTTTATAGATAAAAAATATTATATTAAAAACCAGACACAAGTCGACGAGGACAAGCTGATGTGGTGTTTTCTATATCAGATTCCTAGAACTGTACCTAATAACAAACAAATAGTATTAACTAAAGATAATGTAAAACATGTCTGGAAAATATCTGCCGATCCTAGTTTTATAGAAGATTTAAATGATAAAAAAGTTACAATCGATCTTTCAAACTACTACTTTAGTATAACAAAAAAAGATGACCCAAATGTATTGTATCGATTAATACGTTTTAATAACGGAGATGAAGTAGCGTTTGAAAATGATTTTGAGTTTGACAACGAAGAAGTTTCAGTATATACTATGCGTAGGTTTGATACTTATCATTATGAGGAAATAAATGGCTAACACATTTAGAGTTATTGATTGCGATATTATATATTTGTCATACGACGAGCCTAATGCAGAACAAAACTATGCAGACTTGTGTAAGAAAGTTCCGTGGGCAGAGCGTGTGCATGGTGTAAAAGGCAGTGATAGCGCACACAAAGCAGCCGCTAACAAATCAACTACTGATAGGTTTATTACAATAGACGGCGACAATATTATTGATGAAAAGTTTTTGTCGCAAACAATGGACTTTGATGAAAATACAGATTTGACTAATAAAGTTATTAGTTGGACTGCACTTAATAGTATCAATAATCTTACATACGGAAATGGCGGCATTAAGTGCTGGCCCAAACAACATGTATTAAACATGCGTACACACGAAAATGCACCCAACGATAATCCACATGCACAAGTAGATTTCTGTTGGGATACACAGTACATACAAATGAATGGTACATACAGTACTATTATGAATAATGCTACACCTCATCAAGCATGGCGTGCTGGATTTAGAGAAGGTGTTAAAATGGCACTGGATCAAGGCATGCGTGTTAGTGTAGAGGACTTTCATAAAAATCACTGGAAGAACTTGCACCGTTTGTATATCTGGCTAATGATTGGTGCAGATGTTGAGAACGGCCGTTGGGCTATCTACGGCGCACGAGAAGGATTGTACAAGACAATGTGTACAGACTGGGACTTTGTAAATGTACGTGATTTTGATTGGCTCAATGAGTATTGGGATAGCAAAGATATGGATGAAGACCATATGGAAATAGAAACTGTTGGACTTGGGTATTCACTGATAGACGAACTTGAGTTGCCTATTGCTGCTGAACCACTTGATGGAAATCAAAGTCTATTTTTTAAAACAGTATACAAAAATCCGGCACGTGATAACAGCAAACAATTCTTAGATAGAGAACAATAATGGAACGCAGCGAAAGCGAAGAAATCAAGCGTATCGATAAGATTACGCAGGAAATATCTCCTACGTTTTGCTTTGCCAAGTGGTATCATGCAAACATCTATTTTCAGACAGGTGAAACACATAGTTGTTATCATCCTGCTCCTCACAAGATTGACGCAGCACCGCTATTAGAGAATCCTAGTGCTATACACAATACAGCACAAAAGAAAGCAGAACGTGCTGCTATGATGAAAGGTGAACAACCTAGTGGATGCAACTATTGCTGGAAGATTGAAGCAATGGGCAAAGACTATGTTAGTGATAGAAAACAACGCAACCAAACTATCTTTTTCAAAGAACGTTTGAAAGCTGTTAAAGAAGGCGGTGCTGAGTTTGATGTTAATCCAGAATACTTGGAAGTTTCGTTTGGTAATGAGTGCAACTTCCGTTGTGGATATTGTCATCCAAAAGCCAGCAGTAGATATCATCAAGAGATCAAGCAACACGGTCCTTATACAAACGTAAAGAATCACAGATGCGATATTGACTGGTTTGAAATATTTGAAGAACAAAGCAATCCGTATTTAGATGCATTTTGGAAATGGTGGCCAGAGCTTAGTAAGGACTTGCATATTTTGCGTATTACAGGTGGCGAGCCTACCATACAACAAAGCACATACAAGTTGTTTGATATGCTGGATGCAGATCCTAAACCAGAATTAGAACTAAACTGTAACAGCAACTTAGGTGGCAAGCCAAAGCAGTTGGAAAAGTTTACAAACCGTGTGAATGACTTGTTGACAAACAACAAGATTAGACGTTTTAAAATGTTTACAAGTATTGACACTTGGGGCAAACGTGCAGAGTATATTCGTGATGGGTTAGACATTGAAGTGTTTGAACGCAACTTAGATTACTTTATGCGCAACTGTGAAGCACCAATGGTTATTATGATTACATTTAATATTTTCAGTGTCACTACATTCCGCACATTGCTTGAAAAGATTCTTGAATGGCGTAAAAAATACAATGATGTAGAAACGCACAGATGGCAACGACTAGGGTTTGATACTCCGCATCTCAAAGAACCTCTACAGTATGATATCAATATCCTGCCTAAAAACTACATGAG